GAAATCACTAAGTCACTATTTTTGTGGGTAGAAGAACTATGCTATGCGGCTCTTTTAGTTCGTGAAGCAATTAGTATCGTTGAAAATATCGGAGCAATTAAGCCTGACTTATTGCCCAAGTGGATACTGAAAAGGCTGAAATCGTTTGATGAAAAAGGACAATTCCAAATAGAAAACGAATGAGAACAATAACACACATAGTAGTTCATTGCAGTGCTACGGGACAAGATGCAAAAGTCGAAGCAATCCAACGCTATTGGAAGCAGAACTTAGGTTGGAAGTCACCTGGTTATCATTACATCATTGAAGCGGACGGAAAGGAAACACAACTGCTCACAATCGCTCAATCTTCTAACGGTGTGAAAGGATGGAATAAGTCAATCATCAACGTGTGTTATATCGGTGGCGTGAATAAGTTAGGGAAGGCAGCAGACAACAGAACTGATGCGCAGAAACGCCAACTATTGACAAGATTAAAAGCATTAAAGACTATGTTTCCAAATGCGATTATTCAAGGGCACAAAGACTTTCCAAATGTGGCTAAAGCTTGTCCATCATTCGACGCGAAATCGGAATATAAAAATATCTAGAGGGGCAGTTGTCCCTTTTGTTTTTTACTTATTTACTTAATAATTACACAATGACAAACACTCCAAAATGGGAAGAAGTTTTTAAGATTGAAATTCAACTTGAAGGCGAAAAGATTACAGACTTCAAAAGAAGATTAGCCAAGAAGTACAACACGACTCTAGGCAACATTGCTTCGAAGTATCACAGACACGTTACAAACAAAAACAATCCGAAGAAGTTTGATGAATCAATACCAGTGGCTCATCACTTGCCTAAGTCAGACACAAAAGAAAAAAGTATTATCGATATTGAAGGCAGGAAAGTTCTTGCCTTGTTCGATGTTCACATTCCCTATCACGATATTAAAGCTTTGCATCTGGCAATCGATTACGGTGTAAAGCAGAACTGCGATACGATTCTTTTAGGCGGTGACTTTATCGACTGCTACGAGATAAGTAGTTTTGAGAAGGACAGAACAAAGCGTTCATTTAGATCAGAGATTCAGTTGACAAAACAATTCTTTTCATTCCTGCGTTTCAAATTCCCAAAGGCTAGAATCTACGCGAAGATGGGAAATCACGAAGAACGCTACGAGCGATATATCAGAAAGAACGCCAGTGCATTGGATGGTATTGAAGATTTCGAGTTGAGCAATCTACTAGGCTTTGACAAGTTTGGAATCGACATAATACACGGCAAACAGTTGGCACGAATAAACTCTTTAGCGGTGGTACACGGACACGAATTTGGCAAGTCTACATTCTCACCCGTGAACGTTGCACGAGGTCTTTATATGAGGGCGAAATCGTCTGCTATTTGTGGACACTCACACCAAACTTCAGAACACACAGAGAAGGATATAAACGGGAAGTTGACTACTTGCTGGAGTGTTGGGTGTTTGAGTGAATTAACTCCTGAATACGCACCATTTGCAAAGTACAATCACGGTTTTGCAATCATAACAAAACGTGGTAGTGAAGGTTTCAACGTGCAGAATTTCAGAATACACGAAGGTAAAATACTATGATGATAGATTTGAACTTGAAGGTGCGCTATCGCATTGGTGATATCGTCTACTGTCGGTCAGATGTTGACAGTCGGTTACGCTTTGTAACTGGCTTTATCATCCGCAAAGGAATGATAATATACATTGTATCAATGGAAGGCAGCGAAGCCTACTTTTATGACTTTGAATTGATAAGTGAGAATGAGCAGTTGATGGGGTTAAATTGATACTATCAGGTAAATTATCACACCTTCCAGAATGGCGATTGCAGACACTACAAATGTCCGCTTTCGCCATTTCTTTTTTCGATCAATTTCATCACTCATCTTTTTATTCTGCTCGTCAATCTCAATCTGCTTCTTTAGATTGTAAATGCTTTCGATATCGTCTTGCTTCTGGGCTTGTATGCCAGTGATATCAACATACTTTTTCAACATTGAATCCTTCTGAATCATAATTGAATCTTGAAGCTTTGCGTACTCCCACCAATATTCAAGCGAATAGTAGCAAAGGTTGAAGGCTTGGTCTTTATTTAGTTGGAGTGTATCGACCTTTAAAGTATCTGCGTTCGAACTCGCGCTGATTGTTTGTGCGAATGATAGCATTAATACTATCATTGCTAGTGAGTATAACTTTCTCATTTTTGAAATAATTGTTGGTGATTATAGGCTTTTTGGATTCGTAAAAGTAGACGGTGTCGCGCATCATTTTGATGTCGATGAGCGCATCGTGAATCATTCTATCTTGCTTGTCTATTTTCTTTTGGAGTTTCTCTATTTCGATTTGAAGTGGTGACGAATCTTCACGCTTTCGATTTGAAAGAAGAATGAAGAAAACAGTTAATAGGATAACTGAGATGAAAATGACTATGTGTGTTTGGTTGATTTGTTTCATTGTGTTAAGTTAAAAAAAGTGGGCGCAAACTTAATCACGCCCACTTACTAATTAAGCGAAAGGTGTTAAACTAATTTTCTTTGTATTCAAATTAGCATAAGCTTCAAGTCTAAACTCCTTACCAGTAAGCGGTAAAAAGTGAACTGTGAACTTGATGTGAGCAGGTTGTGAATAGTCAACAGTTGGAAAGCTTGAAACATCAAATTCAAAAGCATTGGCATTGTCCTTAGTCATATACGCAGACTTCCAGCACTCGCCAAAGTTACCCGTTGAATCAGCATCGATAGCATCATCAGGACGGTCGCAACCGTTATACAAAGTCCAAGTAGTTCTGAAGTCACCTAATGCAGTACCGTAACAAGTGCGTAACTGCGAATAGTTGAACTCACTCCATTCTGTCTCATTCACAAAGAATGAACCTTTCAACAAATTGCCGTCCCATTCTAGAGCAGGAAAGATGTTAGTGATGTGTGTGTCGGGTGTTTTAAATTCGCCCGTGAAGTAGTCATTCTGGAACGCAAGAACGGTGTCTTCATTCACTTTCATAATGTCAGCAATCTCTGAAACATCATAGGTCAAAACAGTTTTCTTGCCGTTCACAATCCAATCAAATGACCATTGATTCTTATTCTCGAAGTCGTCAAACATCACATCGGTTCCATCTATCACGATCGTGATTACCTTCTCGGTTTCGTTCGCTGTTGTCCCGTCGGGCAACGTCCAAACAATATGTGAGCGATACAACTGCCAATGTCCATTCTCATTCTTGCCCGTAACAACATAACCGAAGTCGTTTATGTACATTGACACAAGGTTGAGCAGGTAGCTAGGTGAAAACACAAAGTTTGAAGTAGGCAAGAAGCCATCTTTCCAAACGTACTTGGTTTGTGTTAGATATCGACCCGCCCATTTTGGATTCGGAACTTTCAAAGTCTCCTTTACCAACTGACGGTTTAATCGTAATTCATTTACATTTCGTCCGTCAAGAACGAAATACTTTAGTTCGTCCCACATTTGGGTGGGGATTCCCGTGATACTTTTGTCTAAAATCATTTTGTTTATTTGTTTAATTATCGTATAGCATACCTGCCATAGTTCGGATACAGTTCAAAGTACATACGCATCATCATCATATCTGCGAAGTCAGGTGAGAAGCCGTGTTTCTTTTTGATTTCTTCCTTACTGGTAACTGCCTTCTTTCTCTCACGATCAATATGGGCAATCCTCACAACTTCCAAATGCTTTATAATTTCAGTCTTGTACTTGTCAGCGGCAATCGTCAACTTGTTTGCGTTAATGTACTCGCCCATTTTAAAGTAGCACTCAGCCTTTAAGTTCATATAGGTCTCACTATCTATTGCACGACCACCGTTGTTGAATGATTGGCACTTCAATATCCCAACTACTCCAATTCCCAATCCGTCAGCATCAACAACAATATTGCTCAGCTTCACGTTTCTTTCTTTGGCTAAAGTACGAATGAACTCCGCTACTTCATTTGGATACTTATGCTCCATCATAAACACATCAACGAGCGACATACCACTCCACAATCCAATGATTGTTTTATCATTTCCAAGTGCTGCAATGTCGGCGGTGATGTAAGCGGTAGTGCCTATCAATTCATTCCTAAAACAACGTAGTAAGTCATCGTAGTAGTACAATCTATCATTGCTTTCGTCATAGTCCCAATCGCCATCTAAAAGCCTTTTGCGGTCAATCTCTGGAAGGCGTGAAAGCTTTTCTAGGTATGCAGGTTCAAGGTTCGGGTTATCGGTTGGCAATGCCTTGATGAATGCCCTATCTTCTCTGAGCGTTCCATTTCGTGCAGCATCAAAATAATCAGCGTATAACCATCCTTTCGTTGGGTTGCAGGAAAGCAATCCTTTTGGCACACCATTAATGAGATTGTAACGTACACGGGAATCTAGAATATCGATGGCACGTTGCGATACTTCTGCGACCTCGTCTACAAAGTAGTCTGTGATTTCTATCGAACCAAGTCTACTGAACTCAGGGTCTGAAGGCATAAAACCTAAGTCCATCAAGATAATTTGCGAACCATTGTAGAATTTTATAACGTGGTCTTGACCGTTGTATGTGTAGTGAGTACCAGGGCGAAGTCCCATCTGATTAGCAATCGTCCAAAAGGTTGCCATTGTTGACTGTCGAAGTCGTTTAAGTTCTGCACGACCTATCAATCCTCTGGTGTTTGCATATTTTAATCGTCTATTGATCTGCCAACTACACCCTAGAAATGTTTTACCACCACCTGCACTACCGCCATACAAGACTGTTTCTGTTATCAGGTCTTTAGGCGATAACAAAGTCAATGCTTCATCTTGGCGGTTAGTATATTGGGGTGTGTACATTTGGTAAAATTAAGCTATAATGTGGTAAGTTTCTTTCGCTTTTAGATATGCGTTTCTTGCTTCTTGTTTGGTGTGAAAGTATCCTAGATGTTTAACTTCTCTATTAATACATATCTGAGCGTAAAATTTGTTTAAGGTTTTATTAAAATAATAACCTTTGGCAGTTGTTCTATTCCAATGATTTTGTTGATGCGTTACATCACGTAAATTGTCAATTTTGTTATTACTTCTATTCCCGTCTATATGGTCAATTGAATTGACGGGTAAATGTCCATAGTGCAGATACCAAGCTAATCTATGAGATAATACACTATATTGCTTTTTGTCAACATAAAGTCTACACGATATATATTTATTATTTTTTTTCCTAATTACTTTACCATACATACCTCTCAATTCTCCGCTTACTGGACAGTACGTGTATCCCTTAGCTTTTGCCAATTCACATTTTTCTAGTTCGGTCATTTGTTCATTTTTTGTTTGTGTTCACTTACCGTGAACGGTGCTATTTATTTTTGTTAAATAATTTATGTGATGCGGTTATCCGTGTGTTATAAGCAATTATTTATGAAACTCAATCCACTTGCAGCCATTTTGAGGATATTTTAAAAAAAACTCTTCCATTTCTTTCTTATCGCTTTCAGAATCGCCCCTAACAATTTTTCTGCCATCCTCCATATGAAAAGTAAAAACACTTTTTTTATGGTTTTTTAGTAGTTCTATTTGCTCTTTAATTGGCAATGAGTCTTGATAGGCTAGTGCCATTTCGTTTTGTTCTATTAATTCTCCTAATGTCATTTTGTTATTTGTTTTTTGTTAAATAATTCAGGTACATAATCACTTTCATTTCTCGCGCAATACTATTCGTGTACTGCTCCTTTAGTCGTGGGTTATTCATTATTCTCTCAAGCTTAGTCTTGCCTATCTCTTGTTGATCGTGGACGATTCTTTTTGCTCTCTGCTTGAAACTTAGCCACTCATCATCTGTCCAATAGTCATCCGTCACTAGACCACTTTTGTACAAGTTCTCTAACATCACAAAGCCCATCAACTCCGCTGCCATAAAGTTACCATTTCTCGCGTTCTCGATGTCTTTATTTAACGAATCATTAAACCAATTCAATGACTCGTTAGCTGACTCTAACTGTCGTGCAGGTTCGATGTAGTTCACGTTTACTTCATTCCATTTCTTCATAGCGTCCATCCGTAACTGGTAGTATTCACTCAAGACACTACCGACATAGGTAGCATCAAATGATTTGAATGATGTGTGCTTGTTCGCTAACTTACTCGCTGCGTTGAACTCAAAGGCCAACTTGAAATCAACCGTAGTACACCAGGAGAAGTTATCAGAAACAAACGAGTGCAGTTGTTGTATTGGCTCGATTCTATCGGGTTGCGGTATGCCGTGAAAGACAAGCTGAGCGTAGTATTCAACTGCGAAGTCCTTACCACTAATCAATGCGACTAGTGGTGCTTCTTTGGCTGCGATTATCTTTCTGAAATCAACGTTTGCTACCTTACTTAAATTGGTCAAGGAGTGATTGAAGCCCCTCGCTACTTGTGCCTTTTCCAAATGATCCATTGTTAATTGTTTTAGTGGTTACAAACTTACTCATATCCCAAGCCGCTACGGCTGCTCGTCTCCAGTCTTTAAGTTTCTTGTTGCCGTACTTCCAATCTTTCAACTCGTAGTGAGCGATAAACTTGGACGCGAATGTAATGCCATCCGATTGACTGCCGCCCGTCTTTGACTGAAAGAATGCTACAACATCTTCCATTGAAGGAGCAACGAACTCGCCAACGATGTGCTTGTGATACTCATTCATCAGTTTTATACATTCATCTGGAGAGATGCAGTCCTGATAGGTTGCCTTTGCATTTTTATAAAAGAAGTCTTTTGCCGTCATTGTGTTGTGTTTTTTAAGGTTGTTGATGTTTTATTCCGTCATCGTTTTGGAAATTCCGCAATCTTTATAATGTAGTCTTCACCCAGTCCATACTTCTCGCAGACCTCTGTTATAAGTTCAGCAGATGGGTGAAGCTTTCCGATTTCCTTTCGGTCAAGAATCTCTTTGATGCAGCATTGTACTGCAAGTGTGTGTTGTTTCATTATTCGTGAAATTATTTAGGTTGTTGCAGTGTTTGTGAAATCTTGGCCAATGTAGTGAAACCTCTTAGATTCAAATACTCGTTAAGACTAATTAACATTTGGTTTAACTTCTTATCGTAGCCTAAAGTATTAGAGCATCGTTTCGTTGCGTGTATCACAGATGCGTGGTGACGGTTAAAAATCGCGGCTAATCTTGTTAGCGTCATTCGCTGCGAGAATTCCATTTGGATACAATAGAGGGCAATGTGACGGATGTACACGATGTCCTGCAGTCTGCTCTTACTTTGTATTTCTTTCATTCCAATAGAGTGGTAGCATTGTGACCATTCGCAGATGGCGGAAATGAACTTGGATAGTTCGATATCGTCTACCGTCGAGTGGTCGCGTGACTTGTTCTGAGCAATGATTAACTCGATGAACTCTTGCTTATTCGCGTCCTTCACCATCGGTAGAAGTGTGTTTATGTCTATACTCATTTTCAATTAATTGTATTAGTTCGTTTATGTTAGTGCCAGTATGCGTTGCGACTTTCATAATTTGAAGTGCTGACATCTGTTGTGGCTGATTCGCGTAGTGCGTGGCGGTGTTTCTGCAGACTTTAAGAAACGTGCCGAAGTTCGACACGCTCTTAAAATTCTGTTTTACAAACACCCTAAAATCAGAAAGGCAAATCTGAGTAGTCTTCTGTGTCATTAGGTCGTGGGTCTTCTTGTGGTTTAATAGGTTGAACTTGTCTTGACTTCGCGGCTAACTCTGCCTGAATCTTTCCATACTCTGGAGTGGCAGCCATTTGGTCTTGTAAGAACTTAGGCAGTTCATTAAACAATTCAAAGTTGAAGTTGTCATAACTCAATATCTTACTTGAGTTAAATTGATCGGGGCAAGTCATTCCTTTCATCACGGGAGCAATCGCTGCAATGTTTGAGTAGGTCTTGCCTTCCTTTTCGGTGTGAGTGACAGTTATCATTCCTGCCGCACCCAAAAGGTTTGACACATCAAATCGTTTGGCTTCGTCTTCGGTAAAGGTCTTACCTCTCCAGTTCTCCAAGAATTTGCGAAGTCCTGCCTTCTCGTGCATCGATAGCGTGAATGTCTTACTGATAGACATTGGCTGCTCACCGTTCTCAGGCTTGAATGTTCTGAGTTCGTTTGGTAGTTCAAAGGTTAAGCGAACTTTCTTGCTCACTTTGCTCTGACCTTCCCAAGTCTCAGCGACTGAACCGATTTCAATCATTGAGTAGCATCGTGCCACTTGAAGTCCTGCAGGGATCAATTCTCTTTCGAAGTTACCACCGCCATTGTTTTCTGCTAAAATTGCCATTTGATTTATTTATTTAATTGTTACTGATATAGTTGATTTTCCTTCTACTTTTTTCGCAGGTTCAATCTGCAAACCGTTCTCGTCGTAGAGTTCTGAGTTGTTGGCTAACTGCGCTAACTCCTGCATTGTCTTGAGCTTCGCTGACAAGTGATTCACCTGGATACAGTTTGAATAGTCCCAACGCGATGCAGCATTCTTAAGTTCTACTTTCGCTCCAAACTTATCAAACGTGCGCTCACCGTATCTGGAAGCTTCATCGAGTGCGTATGGCTGCACGTTAGTAATGATTGATGCAAGTGCCTTCTCTAGTTTTTTAAGGTTGATGTAGGCTTCAAGTGCGTTAGCATTGCCATCAATAACTTGTTGTTGTAAGTCGAATAGTGTGTCTATCATTGTTTTGTGTTTATAGATTAATTAATTCGTTTGCTTGTTCTGACCAGAATGGTGCGAAGGTTATCTCGTCCATATCAATTTCACCGTTGACAATTGATCCTGAGAAAGTGATTGCCCATCCATTGTGTTCTATTACACGGTCTCTCAATTGTGGTATTTCGTCTGCTTCAGCGTCTGCGAAGATATCTCGTATGCGACTTACAATCTGCTGCATTTCTGTCTTGTTGATGTATGGTGTGAAGTCTATCATATCTCTTTAAGTGTTTCGATTATTGATGTCTTTAATCTTTCGAATGGGGTTGATTTGGTAGTGGAAGCAATGTACTTGCTCTGTTCGTTGTAGTTCAAACGGTCTAGCGGCTCGGCTGATGATTGAACGCAGATGAATTTACGTTGTGTCATTTTCTTAATTGTTTTTTGATTTGGTTGTCAAGAAGTAGCATTGAATCTGAAGCTAGGAATTGATCTACACCCGCTACCCAAACTTCATATAGTCTGTCAAACTCTGACTCGTCTGAATCAAGCGGACTACTAAACTCGCAATGCGCTTGAGTTGTATCTTCATCCAATACTATTAAATGAACTTTGCAAGTTGTTGGATATTTACCAAACACTAAACTGCTAGATGTTTGGTTTACGCTTATCCAACTAATACTTTTGGTTAGGTCGCTCATTGGTTGGTCAATACTTACGTTCTCAAAAACTCTTTGCGCAAGTGTGATGAAATGTTGAAATGGTGTGTTCATTGTTGTGTGTGTTATTTATTGTTTGTTGATTATTAAATTTCTTCCCATTGATTAATTGGCTTCAAAACTTTATAGCCTAATTCCTTAAGCCTTGCAATGCAGTACTCGATATCAGATGAAACCGTGCTGCGCGAAGTACTTGTTTTAACCCACATTCTTCGTGAGTTGCCTTTAGTCGCGTTAATATTTAGATAGGATGCGATTATACCGTTTGCAATTTGTCTTTTTGATATTCCATTTTTTTTAGCTTGAATGGCAAATTCATTACTTGAAAAAGACTCAGGCATTTGTGAAAGTGTTTTAGAAAGAATGTCCATTGTCGTGTGTTTTATAATTTGTGTATCTTTGTTTTGTTTGACAAATGTACTACAACTTTCCGATTGCGCAAATTTCTGAGCAAAAAGAATTGTTAAAAAAAGTTAAAATCTGTATAACTGCTTGATACTAAATAAGAAAGCCATAGGAAAAAAAACTACTGAGTATGAAGATTCGGTGCAAAAAGCCGTAATCAACTATCTCAAGTATGCTTATCCTACCGCCCTCTACTGCGCTTCCGCAGGGGGTGTGCGGACTTCCTATAAACAAGCGGTTAAAATGAAGCAAACGGGTTATGTCAAAGGCTTTCCCGACCTATTCATTTACGAGTCGCGTAACGGTTATAATGGTCTAGCCATCGAACTTAAGACCTTGAAAGGTGTTGCATCACCAGAACAGAAAGAATGGAATAAGCGACTCATTGAACGAGGTTATTCTGCTCACATATGCAAAGGCTTTGATGCGGCAATACAAGTGATAGATGCCTACTTAAAATGAACAATCTTACCATCATATACAATCGGCTGAAATCATCTGCGAATCGGATGACAAAGAATAGTTATGATGGTGATGAGTTACTGCATTTTACAATAGAGTATGCTCTCGACCATTCAATGAATCGCATTGACGAATTGTCTCCCGATCAATTATTTAGTTATCTGAATCGCGCTATGTGGCTCGGATGGAATAGCAAGACATCAGCATTTCGCCAGGTGTATAAACTCGATACGGTTGAGTTTAGTGAGACATTAATCGAGTTTGAATCGTTCAACCTGCACGATAGAATCAGAATAGAGAATGTCGACATCGCGCTCTCAAGACTACCAGACCACGAGCGAATTTTGTTTGAAGCCTATCTTGAAGATGATTTCAATTACAAAGAGTGGGCAGATATCGCAGGGGTATCAGTAGAGTATATGTATAAGTACATCAATTACATTAAATCTAAAATTAAAAAGTATGTGGTTCGCACCTGCAAAAACAATTGAAGAACGTAGGGCTATTTGTTCTGCGTGTAAGTTCAGTCAACGAGAAGCTAAAGTCTTGTGGTGTGGTAAGCCGTTAATCGGCGGCGAGGTGACCTACAAGAAAAAGAAGCATAAGCTATGCGGTTGCAATATGTTTTTAAAGACGGCCTTCAAGAATGTAAAGTGTCCACTTGACAAATGGACATCGGTAGGTAACCTAACACTTGACGAAAAAAATGAAATTAGAACATTCTTGAAAGACATCCATACTGACTACGTGTCGCAGGAACAGTTGAAACAGTTGTATGATTATGCGTCGAAGGCTACTGGGCACTACATTGAACCAACTAAATGCAGCCCGTGTATTAAAGACTTATTAACGAAATTGCGAAACGATATTGAGTGATGAATAAATCAATTTATGTTTGTGGTGTATTAAACGCTTAATACTCTTTAGACAATCACCTAAAAAGTATTAAGCATCAGAAGCTGAAGCGACTGAAGTGAACCCCTAGAGTGATTGCTAGGGGTTATTTTTTGACTTATTTCGGGCGGGAGTATACACGTTGGCGAATAAGTTGTAAGGCTACCAAGAGGTACGGATAAAGCCAAACTGCGGTGTTAGGGAATGAGCAGTAAGTCCGTAGGTGTTCACACAACGCCTTTAAGTAGATTCCAAGTGTTAGCACGTGTGAGATGACTAACATATCCGAAGGGCGACGAATGGCTCCATAAAGCAAAACGTTAAGCCAAAAGGTTCACGACAACTTTACTTCATTTTGAAGTGATGTAAGGTTACTCGTGTTATCCTTTAAGCTCAGAAATCACCAAAAGCAATTAACAATAGACAGTATAAGAAACAATAATCAAACACAATGAAACAAAAAAGATTCTACTCTCGAAAACAAGAGAATGAAATGCAAAGTGATGAGCAGTTATTCAAAGAAATAGCTGAGTATAAAGAAAAAGAAAAGTTAAAAGAAAAGTTGAAAAAACCAACCAAGAAGAAGAACGCAAAAAGAAGGGCAACACGTAAATAATAAACACAATGATCAAAAGAATTTTAGACAGTTATCTTGAAGTAGAAAATGAAGTACCAATGGCAACTTCTAAATTTCCATTTCTTTATTTGATTCACAACAAACACACAAAACTTACAAAGGTTGGAATCACAAATAATATCAATTCAAGAATTAACCAGTTGTCTGCACAAAATGGAGTTTTATTAGACTTAGTTATTTATTTAGAATGTGCAGATGGAATTGATGCAAATGTACAATGGCTTGAATCTTTTATCCATAATCATTTTACCCATAAAAGAAAGATTGGCGAATGGTTTGATTTTAACCTGCGAGATGTTGTAGAAATTAGGTCTTTACTTTGGCATATTCAGGGAGACTTTATTGAAGATCAATTGAAAGAATTGATTGCAAACTATTAACGACAGTCTATCAATCAAATAATTAACTACATTTGTCATTATGAATGAAGAAACACCACAAACAGAATTAACTCAGGAGCAGGTAGCAGACATCACTCTCCAAGTGTCTGACTTTGAAATGAACGCACTGGCTAAAATCTTAAAGTCAAAAGACATTACCTTTAGAAGTGAAAGACAACTATCGGCATTTGTCCGTAAACGCCTATTTAAGACATCAGAAGGCAATACTATAACGTATCACTACACTGAGCTTGGAAGTAAGAAAAAAAGGTTCTTATTTCAAATAATCAAAACAATCACTACCAATGAAGAAGGTAGCGCAATTCTTAATCTAAACATTGAACTCGATGAAAACAAAACTGTTAATCCTACTAGTGTCAATGACACTGTTAGCGTGTAAGAAAGAAGAACACGAATGTGAACAACTGCCAATGGTCAAGTGTTACTGCGGTGAGGTTGTTGAAATTGGTACTATACCAAATGAACTATTCAACAATCACTATGTCGTTGCTATTAACAACTGCACGGGCAGAAGTCGAACGTTCTATAACTCTACACCATTCTCAACCGATATGAAAACTATCTGCTTGGGTGACACTTTAGATGCTTGGTAATATGATTACAATACCTTCAATACTCGAATCAGTCGCTACTCGGAAAGATGGCAGTGTTAAACTTACCTTTGGCACTAATGAACTATCTCCAAATGTGATGACGGAACTGTTTCGTGGTGTAAACAATTTTGTTTACTTAGCTATCAAAGATGAAGACTTCAAACCGAATGAGATTGATAAGTTGAGTGCTTTGAAAGTAGACTATGACGATAGATCAAAGACACAATCACAAAGACTTCGAGGTGTGTTCTACAAGTTGTATGAGCAGGATAGCGAAGGCTTCAAATCTTTCACTACCTATTATGAACATCATATGGAAAGAGTGATTGAACACTTTAAAACGAAAATTTTGTAGTCATCAAAATAGTACAAAAAAATGGGCTTACATAAAGGGCAAACAAACAACCCAAACGGCAGACCGTCTGGAAGCAAGAACGAGAAGACTAAACAGTGGGAAGAACTACACGAATCAATCGTCGGCATTCACGCTGAAAAATTCAATTCAATTCTTCAACAATGGGCAGAGAGTTATGACGCTGAAGAACAAGCGCAGTTCGTGGATGCCTATATGAAGATTCTCGAATACTTCAAACCAAAACAAGCGCGAACAGTTCACGCAGGTGAGCAAGATGCTCCCGTACAAATTACAATCTCAGATAAGATATGATGCACCCAGTCCCAACAAAGTTCACTAGCATAAAAGTTCATCACTATGTCGGTTGGCATAATGCCACAAATGACCTAATGAAGTACCGAGCAATCAGCGGCATAAGTGAGCAGCAACTTCGCAAGGTGAAGCTCGAAGATATCAATACCTGCAATGAACTTTTTGAAGAAGCATTGAAAGAATCGGTTGCTACCTTCAAACCAATCGTGACATTGGGCGGTAAAGATTACGGATTGATTCCAAACTTTAAGAATATATCAGCGGCTGAATTTGTCGACCTTGTTGAGTTCACAAAACCTGCTGCTATATTCGATAACTTGGCGAAAGCGTTGTGTATTCTTTATAGACCCGTCAACGCAAAGCTAGATGACAAATATGACATCGAGGTGTACGATAGCACTAAGCATATGGACAATGAATCGGTGATGCTGATGATGCCGATGGACATCGTGCAGGGGGCATTGGTTTTTTTTTCGATTGTTGCAAACGACTTGCAGAAATCTTCCCTGACATTTTTGGAGCAGAAGATGGAGGAACTGATGAAGACAGTTCAGGAGTTGAAGAACGAGCAGTAAAGACGGTAGCAGAGCAATTCGGGTGGTACTACTTTATAATGCAACTAGCCGATGAAGATTTGGTGAAATTCAAGGTGCTGCTATATTATCCAATGGAGGAGTTACTGTATAATTATATGTACAGATTAAACATTAAAAGAGCAAGTAATGTCAAACAGTTATAGGACACTTATTGAGCGACTGAGACAATTCGCGGACGGTCACTACATCATTCAGAAATTCTACCACGGGCAAATAGACGCTGCCGATCTAGACAAAGAGCCTAGATATCCAATGATGCACGTTCTGCCCGTCGACATTCGTGCGAGTGAAGGAACGCTTGACTACGCTCTGGAGATTCGGTTTGCTGACATTGGCAGAGACAAAGAAATCAAGACCGACTATCAGAAGGAAATTATCAGTGATATGTCGCGTCTTGCCCTATCGTTAATAAGTGAGATTGAAAATGGGCAGGTGTTGTTTGGAGAGGATGCAGAGATAGTAGACAAACAAGCGACTATTATTCCTTTTATTGAGGAGTTCACGCACGTTCTTACTGGTGTTCAACTTAACGTGACCATTCGACTTCCTTATAATTGGTCAGCGTGTGATATACCTGCTGACTATTCGCCAAACATAACCGACAACCCAGACACGGGCAGCGGAATACTTACCAAGATAGGTGTGTATAATGACGGTGACTTTGTTGGATACACTTCATTTCTTGACTTCTCAGATGACTTCAATGTCACGATCAATGGTAACAAGATAGAGGTCACTCTTGCAGGTGGTGGAGGTGGTGCAGGTACGCTTCAAGAGACAACTGACTTGGGCAACACTACCACAAACGACATTGAGTTGATAGATGCAGCCGAGTTATTATTCGGAGCAGGTGGTGGTGTGTTACTAGATAACGCTTCAAGACTTCGTGAGGGTACTATCGACGTAGGTACTGGCGGTAACAATGGCATTGCTTTAATCTGTGGCGTT